AGCGATGAAGGAAACGGAATCAGAACGGAATCGAGCAAGTGCAGGAATGAGACACGAAAACTGGCTTTTTGACCGATTTGAGACAAAAAACCGTCCAAAAATACAAGGAATCTTTTTTTGGGGGTGGTTTACGTCGCGGGGTCGCGAAACCTCGACGTAACCGTGATTGATCTTAGAAACGCGATTAACAAAATGGAAACTAATAAAGAGGGCGTTCTTGGTAAGGTTGCAGCTGCCAATATTCGCCTCCTCATCGAGCGTCAGAAGTCCGGCAAGCCGTTGACCCGTGCTCAGTTACAACAGGTCGAAAACTACTTTGGGAAAGACACCGAGCAGAAGACAACGTGGGCGAAGTCGATGGCAGAACTGGCTGCCACATTCTCGGTCTCTCGAACCGCGATAAAACTCTGGCTTACCAAGGGCGCACCCTCTGCGAACTCTTCGGGATTCTACCCGATCGAGGCGTGGAAGGAGTGGGTGGCCGCTCACGGCGCAGGAGGCGCAGGAGATGAGGAAGACCTCGACAAGAGCCGATTGACCGCGCGTCAGGTCCACCTCAAGAATCAGAAACTAGAAATCGAACTCCAGAGAATGCGGGGCGAAGTCATGCACCGCGACGAAATCAGAACCAAACTTTTCCAGACCTTCGACACCTGCCGACGTCTACAACTGCGCATCGGGCCTGCAATCGCGGGAAGAATCGCAGGGATGTCACCCGTCGAAATCAGTAAAGAGATCACGCAAGCAATCAGAGAAACCTATGTCGAAATCCAAAGATGGGCAGACCAGCAAAGCAGAGCGCAGAGTGGAGATGATTCACCCGGCGAACTTGATCCCTTACGCGAGGAACGCAAAGAAACACGACGAGCAGCAGGTCGCAAAGATCGCCGGGTCGATTCGTGAGTTCGGGTTCAACAACCCGGTGCTGATCGACCAAGACAACGGAATCATCGCGGGGCATGGGCGAGTGATGGCCGCGCTTAAACTCGGACTTGAGGAGGTTCCCGTGATCCGACTCACGCACCTCAGCGACATTCAGCGCAGAGCTTACATCTTGGCCGACAATAAACTCGCAGAACTCGGTGGCGGATGGGATGAGGAAATGTTGAAGGTTGAACTTGAGGCGGTCAAAGAAAGTGACCTCGACCACCTACTCACCGGATTCACGGAAGAGGAACTGAACGAGTTGCTGACGGAAGACAAAGAACTCAACGGTGACCTCGACGAGGTTCCAGAGGCACCAGAAGAGCCGACCACAAAGTTGGGCGACCTGTGGCTTCTCGGAGACCATCGGTTGCTCTGTGGCGACTCGACGAAGGCCGAGGATGTCGAGCGGTTGATGGCGGGGGCGAAGGCTGACATTTGCTTCACCGATCCACCGTACGGCATTTCTGTAGTCCCTTCTTCTGGAAAAATAGGTGGAGGCGTTTTGGGAAAAAACAGAACGTACCATCCAGTTCACGGAGACGACGTTCCGTTTTCCGCAGAGCATCTCTGGAACATGGCGTCGTCTTTTGTAGTGTGGGGAGCCAACTATTTCCCGTCAGGACTTCCGCATCGCGGTCAGTGGATCGTTTGGGACAAAGGACGCCCTGAAGGGACGACTTTCTCTGACGCAGAGCTAGCGTGGACTGACGGTGACGGCGTGGCCGTGAAGATGTACCGCTGTGTATGGCACGGAATGACGCGGCAGGGCGAAAGTGGAGAAAGATTTCACCCGACACAAAAGCCAGTCAAGCTGACGACGGATGTTCTAAATGACTTCGGAGGGGATCTCGTAGTGGACCCGTACCTCGGATCCGGCACGACACTGATCGCCGCCGAGCAACTTGGCCGCAAGTGCTACGGGATAGAAATCAGCCCGGCCTACTGCGATGTCATCGTGAAACGGTGGGAGACGCTCACGGGCAAAAAGGCAACCCTCGAACCTCGCTGATGTTCTTCGATACCATCGCCGAAATCTTCACGGTTCGTGAATACAGGCACCCGTGGCAGTGGGCAGAGGACAACGTCTGGGTGGACAAGACCAGCGCATTCCCCGGGCGGTATCGCTCGAGCACCGCACCGTGGACGAAGGAGTTGATGGAGGTGTTCGCGGACAATGAGGTGCGCGAGGTCTCGGTCATGTGCTCGGCGCAGTCGGGCAAGACGCAGGCCTTGATGGTCCTCCTCGCGTGGGCCATTGCCGAAGACCCCGGACCCGCGATGTGGGTGCTCGCCGCACAGGATGAGGCCGAGGACTTCATGCAAACGCGACTTCTCCCGACGCTCATGGAATGCCCGAGCATTCGCCGAATGATGCCGAGGGAGCGGTCGGGCAAGCGAAAGGGGACAATCGACTTCGCATCGATGCCGCTGATGGTTCGAGGGGCTGGGTCGCCGTCAAAGCTTCAATCGGTGCCGATTCGGTGGCTCATTCTCGACGAGGTGCGCAACTATCCTGCGGGGGCGTTGGAGTTGGTGAAGAAACGGGTTCGGGCGCAGTGGAACTCGAAGATCGTGCAGATCTCAACACCCGACCGAGAGAACGACGCAGTCCACCAAGCATTCCTCGACGGTGACCAGAGGAAGTTTCTCTGGAAGTGTGTTCGGTGCTCGGAGCCGTGGTCACCAAAGTGGGAGGACTTCGAGTGGGAAGAGAGTGACCGGACCCGAACACCGGAGGGGAAGTGGCTCTTTGAACCGCTCGCCGAGACCATCAGGCTGAAGTGTCCCTCATGCGGACACGGGCACACCGACGACCCCGTGACGCGACGGCAGCTGGTCGAGAGCGGGGAGTGGTCAGCGCAGAATGCGATCGCACCCCGGCACAAGGTGAGTTTCACGTGGTCCTCAATCGTCCCGCCGTGGGTTCGGTGGCGCGACATCGTCGAGGAGTTTCTCATCTCGAAAAAACAACTCGACTATGGGAACCCCATACCGATGCAGACGTGGAAGGCCGAGACCATGGGAGAGCCGTGGGTCGATTCTCTGAAGGAGAAGATGGTCGACTTCCTCACTGCGATGCAGGGTTCAGACTACGAACTGAAGCAGACCACCGGGGGCCGCGTGTTTCTCACCGCCGACGTTCAGATGGTCGGGGTGTGGTTCGTGGTACGTGAGTGGTTCATCGGTGGCGATTCGCGTCTCATCGACTTCGGGCAGGTCAATGAGATCGACGACCTCGCCACCATCGCTGAACGATACAACGTCAACGGATCCGACGTGCTCATCGATTCGGGGTTCAACACTCAAGCAGTATACGCCGCCGTCATCAAACACGGGGGCCGATGGAAGGCGACCAAGGGGCACGATTCGACGGGCTACATGGTCAACAACGTCAGGCAGCCGTTTATGTGGTCGCGAGTCGATGCGATGGTGGGGCGCGGAGAGAAAAAGCACCTCATGCTCATCGTCTTCTCAAATCCGCTCCTAAAGGACGCACTGGCGCATCTGATGTCAGGAGCGGGGCCGAAGTGGGAGTTCTCTAGGAAAGCGGGGGACTTGTATCTCGCGCAGGTGACCGCTGAGAGGCGCGAGGAACGCACCGACGGACGTGGGGCGGTGTCTTACGTTTGGCGACGGATCCGAAAGGATAACCACCTCTTCGACTGCGAAGTTCTTCAACTTCTCGCCGCACTCGCGACGAAAACGCTGGGGAGTTCAGCAGTGACGGTTGATGAAGGCGCGAAGGAGTGATGGCCGACACCGTCGACTACATCGGAATCTTCCGAAGCTTTACCGACTTTCAACTCGCAGAGGCACTCGCACGCCTTCAGGCAGAGTTCGCTGACCCGTACACCTCGGTGTCATCGGCAGGGACTTCCTCGCAACGTGACCGCCAACAGATCGCGATGGAGTTGGCAGCGTGTTCAACCGTCCTCCGCGAACGCTCTCGAACCACCCCGCGCAATCGCGTGAGGGCTTCCTTCCGATGAAACTCATCTCTCGCATCAAAAACGCCGTTCGGGGATTCCGCTGGGAGGGTGCGAACCCGTCCGAAAGCCGAGCACTCACGCCGTCATCCTATTCGAACCACGCTGAATCCTCCACCGTCACCCGGGGGAGGATTCAGCTGATTTGGGAGGCGCGAGACCTCGAGAACAACCATCCGCTCGTCTCAGGTATTCTGCGCAAGCTCACGCTCTACACCATCGGTTCTCTCAGATTCCAGAGTCGCACCTCGGATCCAGCAGTGAACTCTGCTTATGAGACCTACTTCAACGCATGGGCTAAGACCGCCGACGTCTCTGGGAGGTTCGACTTCCTCGCGCTGATGCAACTGGCCTTCTCTTCGTTCGTGCGCGACGGAGATTGCCTGGTGGTCAAATCACTCACCGAGGACGGGGTGAAGCTTCAACTCATCGAAGCCGATCGCATCGGAAACCCATACCAGACGCTGGTGACCGACGACCTCGTTGGTGGCATTCGCATCGACGTCGCCACCGGGAAGCCAGTGGCCTACACCATTACCCGCCGATCGATGGGGGCGCAGTACGTGGACGAGAAGGAACTTCCCGCCGAGCGATGCCTGCACTTGTTCGACCCTCAGCGTCACGACTCTTATCGGGGGGTAAGTGCATTCGCACCCGCCATCGCAACCTGCCGCGACATCGTGGACATTCTCGCAGGAGAGAAGAACGCGGTGAAGTGGGCATCGAATCAGACGGGCATCATCAAGACACCGACGGGCGAGGGACTGGGCTGGGACTCGCAGACCGCAACGGGCGACGCCATCGAGAGCATCAAACCCGGAACGATTCACTACCTCAAACCCGGGGAGGATGTTCAAGGGTTCATCTCGAACCGTCCGAGCGTGACGTTCACCGGATTCCTCGAAAGCCTTCAGCGGCACCTCGCCGACGCTCTCGGGCTTCCGTATGGGTTCTTCATCGACTCCAGCAAGCTCGGAGGTGTGACCGCTCGACTGGACTCTCAACAAGCCGCGCGGGTTTGCTCGAGGTATCAGACGATTCTGGTCTCTCGACTCCTCGACCCGATCGTTGAGGCCGTGCTCGCGTACGGCATCGCGCAGGGACTTATTCCGCAGCATCCAGATTGGAGAGCGCATCGGTGGCAGTTTCCACCGTGGCCATCGTCCGACATCGGGCGCGAGACCTACGCCGAACTCGCTGAACTTGAAAAGGGTGGAACGACCTTTGCAGAATACTACGCGAGTAAAGGCGAAGACTGGGAAGAGGCATTCGTGCAGGCCGCGAACGAAGCCAAACGCCGCGCGGAGATCTTCGCCGCCGCAGGGGTGGCCGACCCGCTTATCGTTGCCGCTCAGGATGGGGCAAAGATGAGCGACAACAGTGCAGCAACCGAGTTTGCAGAGGATTCGTTCACGCCACCGAAGGGTGTGCGCGAGGCAGCCGCGCGAGCACTGCGCAACCGCGCGAAGAAACCCGCCTCTCAGCGCGGAATGACTCCCGTCGGAATCGCTCGGGCTCGAGATCTGATGAACGGGCGAGCAGTTTCGGAGGAGACCATCCGCAGGATGAAGGCCTATTTCGACCGCCACCAATCGGACAAACAGGGCTCAACGTGGGACGACTACGGCAAGGGGCGTCAGGCGTGGGACGGGTGGGGTGGTGACGCTGGTCAGACGTGGGCCAACGCAATCGTCGACAGACTCAACAAAGCCGAAAGCTGATGCCTTACGCCGTCCGAAAAACTCCGACCGGGTGGGTGAAGGTGAAGACCATTCCCAACGAAACCGTCGTGTCTCACCATAAGACGAAAGAGGAAGCAATCGCCGCCATCCGCGCGTACTACGCGAACAAGCGCAAACTCGAAACAAGACTCAGAAAGGCATGAAAACCACACGCTTTCAAACGCTCAACCCGACGAGCATCGACGCTGAAAAGTCGACCATCTTCGGTGTCAGCGTCATCACAAAGGGCATCGCAAAGGGGCACGACCTCATCGTGGACGAGACCACACTCGCGCAGGTCGTGAGGTGCGGAAACGGGGCCAAGAACGGAATCAAGGTGAAGGTCGGGCACGACTCAGGCGTTGAGGAGATCGTGGGACGGTTGACCAACTTCCGCATCGAGGAGGACAAGGTGCTCGCAGACCTCGAACTTTTATCCTCCTCACCCCGACGGGATTTCATCTTCGAAATAGCGCAGAAGACACCGGAGGCCGTGGGGCTTTCAATCGCGTTCGAGGGCAAGCCAGAAGCCGCGAATGGTCAGCAAATGGCACGATGCACTCGCCTTCGTTCGGTGGACTTGGTGGACGAACCAGCAGCGAACCCCGACGGGCTTTTCGAGGCCACAGTTGATGAGCAAAAGAAAGTTGAGACTCCTATGCAGGAAGAACCAAAACCCGAAGCAATGGCCGCCGAGCCGAGCGCACCGTCCGTTGAAGAACGACTCGGCGCGGTCGAAGCAGCGGTGAACGAAATCAAGGCGATGCTCGCAAGCCTCGTCGCAGAAGAAACCTCAGAAACTCCCGAAGCTCCCGAGATGCCAGAGGCACCCGCCGAGATGGCCGCAGGAGCCGCTTTCGAGGCCGTGGAGAACAAGATTCTCTCGGCGGTCGAAACGAAGTTCGAGGCACTCACAACTCTCATCAAATCTTTCGGACCCGTGGCACCCGGCATCAAAGCCGAAGAAGCCGCACCCGCAAAGGTCACCGACTTTTCCGAACTCCGGAAAAACCCCGAGGCAATGAGGACTCATCTCATCGCACAGGGAATCCTAAAACCCTAAAACCCAACACACAAAACCATGGCACAAAATGACTCGGGGTTTCGTGCGTTTCCTGTGGGAGCTTCGGCGATCACGGCAGGAACACGCGTTTCCCTCTCCTCTGGCCTCGCTGTAGCAGCGGGGGCACCTAACGGAACCGCTCTCGGCGTCGCAATCGGTGACGCACCCGCGAACGGCATCGTGACGGTCAAACTCAACACGGCATCCGGAACTCACGAAATGAAGGCCGGGGGCGTAATCAGCGCAGGTGCCGCTGTATTCCCTGCCGCATCTGGCAAGGTGCTCGCCACAACGACATCCGCAAACCTCGCAATCGGGATCGCACTCGAAGCCGCAACCGCTGACGGTGACGTGATCGAGGTCGCACTCGGGGTAAACGCAAACTCCTAAATCACTTAAACCATGTACGCAAACACAAGCGCATCACTCCGTGGTGACATTCAACAGGCCGTCATTCAGGCTGGCGGGGCCGATCAAGGCCTCATCGGTGGTCTCGTCATGCCTCCCTTGTCGGTGGCAACGAAGGCGGGTCAATACCTTCGCATGGATCTCGCAGGGGCTCACCTCATGCGGGTTGACGCGAACGCCGCACGACGGGCACAGGATGGGTCTTACAACCGCATCAGCCGTCAGTTCACCGCTGACACGTACCTCTGCGAAGATCGCGGGTTGGAGGAGTTGGTAGACGACTCGCAACAGGCAGACCTCTCGCGGTTCCTCGACACCGAGGCGACCATCGCGAAGCTTCTCCTCCGCAACATCAAACTGGCGCACGAAAGCCGGGTTGCCGCTGCGATCTTCAACTCCAGCAACTTCAACACGTCTTCGCTTTCGACGGCGTGGTCGAACTCCGCTTCAGACCCGGTGAGTGACATTCTCGCCGCTCTCGAGCGTCTCGCAAAGAAGGGCGTTCAGGCCAACACGCTCGTCGTGAACATGGAGGTCTACAACCTGATGCGGAAGAACGCGAAGGTGCAGAGCTACATCTTCGGCAGCGTTGGCACGGGCGACCTTCGCAACGTCGACGCTGCTCTGATCGGGCAGAACTTGAACCTTCAGAACGTGCTGGTGGCGAGTGCCGCGAGCGACTCATCGAAAAAGGGTCAGGCATTCTCTGGTGGCTTCATCTGGGGCTCGAACTACGCATGGGTGGGCAATGTGCAGGGCGGGGACTTTGTCGCAGGTGGCGCAGGCCGCACGCTGACGTGGTCCGCTGACTCCAGCGACTTGTTCACGGTGGAGACCTACCGCGACGAAGCACGCCGCTCGGGTGTCATTCGGGTGCGTCAACACACCGCCGAGAAGGTCGTTGACTCGACCGCTGGTGAGTTGATCACGATCGCCTAAGTGATTGGATTCAAAGGGGGGGACGGGTCACCCCGTCTCCCCT